CCCATGATGACAATTGGAGTTTTTCTACTATTGACACGGTTTTTTATGGTAGAATCATAACGGGCATTAATTCTTTCCCTTTTGGTTTCTGACTCTGCATCTTCCGGTTTAATCGGGTCATCAATAATTAAAGCACCGGCAAATCCTTCTTTGGTTTCAATAAAGTCAAGATCTAATTCTTCATCATCGCTTTCATCATCGCTTTCAACATCTACTGCTCCAGCTCCAAAACCTGTAACCTGACCGGCTGTTGATGTAGCATACACTCCACCGCCTGCAGTGGTGTACCATTTCTTTTTAGAATCAGAACCTTTTTTGATTTCCACATCAGGAAACATCATTCGGTATTTTTCCAATTTCAAAATGTCTTTTACTGCTTCAGAGTTGTCCAGGGCTAAACTATCGGAGAAAGAAAGATGAATGTATCTTGATGCCGGATTGAGCGCAATACCGTTACTAATGAAGTTTTTTACAGCCAATTCTGTTTTGGAATATCGAGGTGCAATATTGATAATCACTTTTACCAATACTCCCGAAAGAATTAATTCCAAAACATTACAAACCTGTTCATGATGAGTATTGACAACAAATTTTCTTTTGTACTGCTGCATAAAGAAAAAGCGTGTATGAAACAATATGCTTTTCAAACACTTTACTTTAGCTACTTTTAGCTTTTTGGCTTCTTTTACAGCTTCAATTCCCATTTATTTATTAATTCCATCTATTTAAAAAATCAACAATACCCAATTCTTTTAAAAAAACAAAAACATTATAGCAAGTGGCTTGAGAGATGTTTATTTTTTTGGCTTCAGCTGCCAAATCTTGTGGAGTAGTCAGATTTTTTAAAACAATCAAATCAATCAACGTTTCACGTTCTTGTGTCTTCCTGTGTTTTCGGTCCTTAATGTATTCGTGATACTTTTGCTTTAATGTTGATAAATCAATGGCTGAATTTTCGGCATAATCCAAAACAGCGTAACCAATAAGAACAGGATCAACAGTTTCTTTTCCATCCAGAAAAACACGTCCTTTTTCGATTTCTATTTTCATATCTATGTATTTAAATTTTGAATTATCTCTTTAGCTATTTGCAATTCTCTATCCATGTAATTTTTATCTGCCACATAATCTTCACCTAATTTTTGAATCTGATAAACGATCCTTTCGATGCTTTCAGTGGTAGCTTTTTTTAAAAGAGTAGTCTCTAAAAAAGGTGTAGCTTCTATAAGCTTCTTGAATGTTGGTGTAGCTTTGATTTGCTGTTTTATATTCATGATTATTTTTTTGTCTCCAGCCTGTGTAGTAAGTTGCCTGAAGTATTGATTTTACTGGATTCTTTAAAAATGAAAATAAAAGCAATTCACATCTGATTTTTTATAGAACAGACCTTATGAAAATTACTTCCAAAAACACCAGGCTTATTCAACACTATACGACTCAGATTTTCTACGTTCTATTGATTTTGTACCCGACAAAATCCCATTAATTCACGTATCATGTAATGATTTAACGAGCTTGTCAACCCGAATGGTTCCATGTCCCGGCTTATCGGGGTGAATGCTTTTATTTATTGTTTGTGGGAGTATCGGGAATCGAACCCGAAAAAGCCGGTTCCTAAGACCGGAGCGTCTGCCGATTCCGCCATACTCCTGTTTTGCGTGTCTTTCCACGCTGTCAAACTACTTACTAATTAGCTTTATTAGTCAATCCTCTTATAGTCGATTTTGCGGAGCAGCTGGAATTGAACCATACTCGAAATGCTACTTAAATCAACCATCTAGTTTGTCCTAGCCTACCTGAAATCATCACATCACCCTTTTACTCCTTGTTCCACTTTTCACCACCTATCCCACTTGCAATTAGGAAACAAATAGTGCTTATTACGTAATTCACAAAACTTGCTTTCGGTGGCTACTTTCCTTTTTAGTTTGTGGAATTAACAGGAATCGAACCTGTGCACTCGGATTTTCAGTCCGATGCTCTACCAACTGAGCTATAATTCCAAAAAATAAGGACGGGCTTTAAACCAACTACATAAATGCGTTCATGACCACATTTTGTAAGCGTATTTCTCCTTATCACCTCTCTACAATTGCCGTTTCGCCGATGCTACCTTTGGGTCATGTATGTCAGGATTTTGTGGAGAAGAACGGAATCGAACCGCTGCCCCTATTGTATGGTGACTCCTTTTGTATTTTACAAATCTCCCACTCTATACATTCGCTCTAACCAACTGAGCTACTTCCCCATTTAAAAAGCCAATCATTTACTGACTGGCTTTTGTTTAAATCTAAAAACTATACTATTTCATGGCTAAATGATTTTGCATGTTTCAAATGTAATAAAAAATGTAGCATATTATGCTACATTCTAAATAAAATTTTTTAAACCTCATTTTCTAGTTCATCCGATATCTGTTTGATTTCTTCTTTTGTTACGGAAACCTTCATCGTTATTGGTTTTTCTGGATTACCTTGAAGCACATGTGTTCTTGCAGGATACAATGCTTCTAGTTTAGAAATTTCCTTTTTAATAGAATTTATCACGGCCATACCTCGTGGTGTACCCTTATATTCTTCTTTCATTCCACGAATATCTTGTTGTAATTCAGCAATACGCATGGACCTCTTTTGTTCAATAGTTGCTTCCTGTTCCTCATGCCAAATCTTATAAGCCTTTTGAAGTAGGTTTTTAGCTTGACGACGTTTAACCAGCCATTCCTGCTCGATGTTTTTTAAAATCAAATAATCCGGCACGCCTTTAATGATCCACCCTTGTATGGTGAATACTCTTTTTTCAGTTTCGATTTTAGTTGACTTTATTCCTGGCATGATGCTTATGGATTCGTTGGAAACATTCGTTTGATTACGGCAATATGTCGGCTTAATTCTGTGATTCTATCCCTTAATTTAATTGCTTCTTTTTCTCTCAAAATGCGTATTTCTTGGTCTTGTTCTGCAATGGGTTTTGGCTCATAGGCTAATAATGCTTTTTCACAGATTGTTTTTTCTTCTTCTAAGTATTCGACTATAGTTTCTCTCATTTCTATTAATATTTGATAGTTACTTTTAGCCATTTATTTACTTAGTTTTGTTTTAATGGCATAAAAATAAACAAAACCTAACTTAAACTTCTAACGGTGACCTAAGCCACCGTATAAAATATTGTAATTTATTTTGAATCTAAAAAGCGTAAACCGTGTGTCCGTCCAGAAGCAAAACTCTATTTCCAACAATTGCAAATACTTTAGTTTTAATCTCTATCACTTCTCCTCTATCTTCGATTGTATAAGTGAAATCTGTTCCTTTTTTAATGTTTTCTAGTAAATACATGGCTTGTTTTATTATTACAGAGCAATATTGGGTTGATTATTCAACTCTTCCAAGTCATCACCTAAGTTTAATTCAGGAAAGTTATCCTTTATCTTCTTAGGATCTCCTTTGTAGAAAACTAACACATTCTGATGCATTTTACCTACTTTACGTCCACCGTTGAATTGACGTCGCACACGCACCGCAAGCGAGCCGACCACGTTTACTAAAATGATTTCGTTGTAATATTCCATTCCGGCATCTTTGAACGCTTGAATTGTATCGCTCACAAAGTTGTAATAGAATCCTTTTTTGTCGCGAACATCACCCACTACAAAACACGCAAATCGATCCTCTTTCAATTGTGCAACGGCTTTTTTGATAATATTGAAGTAGACCTCTTTGAAATCGGCATAATCCATATTCGATAAATCTTTTGGATCATCGCTGTATTTTTCAAGGTCGGCATAAGGAGGACAGCTGTAAACAAAATCAACCTCATCAACAAATATTTGATCAAGCACTTCATTGCTATCACCCGTAAACCAATTTACATCTTGAAGGTTTAACAAAGTTGCCTGTTTTCTATTTGCTTCTACTTGGTCCTGTCTCAAATCAATACCTGCGTATGGATATCCAAGCACTCCGGCAACCACACCACGAACAGAACCACCGGCAAAAGGATCTAATATTTTGCCACCTTCAGGACAAAACCAACGGTATGATAATTCACAAAGTACTGGATCAAAGATGCTAGCTCCCTCATACACGTGCATTCCTTTTTGTTTGGCATAATCGATAATTTCATCCCAAGATGGCTCTCGCTTCAATATTTCACGCATTTTGTTTCTCAGGTCATAAATACCCGTAGATTGGCCACTCTTTGCAATCAGCTCGACATCTTCTCGGGTTTCTTGTGAGTTGAAACCAAGTGCTAACCATTTACGTTTACGTTCTTGCCAAACTCCGGAACGTGTGTCCAGAATAGAAAATGGTGGAAATATAAAACTGTCTTTTAGTGACGATGGTACCACCGGTTCATTTGAACTTATGCCGTTATCATTCAACATTCCCTCAAAAGCAATATTATCAAAATCAGGAATATTCATCAAGCTTTGCAAATCTGGAAAGTCTAAATCAAAATTTTGTACAAAATCATACAATCCTTGCTGAGTGATTTTTGCGTAAGCGCTTGAATAAACCAAAACCAATTCAGCTGCTTCCTTTTTGTTTTCGCAATTGATAAATGTCGCTGGAAGTTTTTCCGGAACATCATAACCAGCCATTTTAGAAACAAACTCCAAATCTAAAAACCTATGTCGGCCATCCAAACAATAAAGTGTACCATCATGCTGCCAAACTTTAAAAGGGTCTGCAAATTGATATTTCAAAAGTGATTCCAAAAGCTTTTTATCGCCGTTGTTTATCCATTCCTTGAAATTATCCTGCTGTATAAATTGTAGTTCTCTCCAATTTATCAATTCTGTTTTTACAATTCTGGAACCAATTATTTGAGCACTCATAAATTATTTTTTTTTATTTGGCAACATTATGAAACAAATGTAGAAAATATTACCTCAAAGTAGCATATTATACTACATCAAACTTCATAACGTTGCACTAAAGATTATTTTAATATTACCAATAACTTGATTTTTATATCACAAACTGATTACTTACTGCTCTTTTACTTGTAATTTAGTGTTACAAAGGGCTAAAGCATCTTTAAAAAATTGAATATTAGCATCGGCTAGTGGATG